AGTTTATGACGAACCGTAAGATTTATGAAATTAGTTATGACCACTTTGGACCAAACGGAATACCTAAAGATTGGACACGAATAGAGGCAATTGATTATCACAAAGTAATTGAGCAAGCGGTTACTTTTATGGCGATAAGTCCCGAAGGAGTTTGTTATACTTATGATGAGATATTTCAAAAGTTCAATTCTTATAAGGATTTTTGTGATGCTATACTTCAAAAGCGAAAAGGCATTCAGCCAAGAATAACGATTATAGAACCGCAGGCAAATGAACCAAGTAATTTAGACCACGGCAAAGTGCCGAGAAACGAGATTATTCGGGTTAGCGACCATAAAATAATTCCTGTAATTGGTAGTAAGAAGCGGGACGCTGGGATTATGTTATTCCACGAGAAACTAAAACTTGATGTTCAAGGACACGCTGGTTGGTATATTGTATCAAGTCGGTGTCCGAGAACAATGAAAGAATTATTACATTATCGCAGAGAGAACGATAAGATAATCAAAGAATATGACCATATGATGGAGAACCATCACCGTATCTTTTTAAGTGGTATTGGTTATAAAGAAAAAGATGAGCATCCATATTTTAAGAAACAAAGACCGAGGGGTAAATACTATTAAAATGAATAATAATTTACAAACTCCAAGCGTAGAAGATATTAGAGAACTCGAAAAACCTGTAAATCCGCAGGATACGGATAAGCAGGATATTGCTACCCGTGTTTTTGGCAACTATGTCCGCAGAAAAAATAATCGGGATAGGATTTTAGATTATTGGCGATTTGACGAAGAACATAATCCAAGAACTTGTATTGATTATTGGAACGATAGCGAAAAGCGGTGTAATTCTTTTTACTTAAAACCAGCGTGGAAAGACGATTGGCAAGAAAATATATTTAACGGGCTTACTAACGCTAAGATGATGGTTTATATTGCTCAGAATATAAATCAAGAAGACCCATTGGAGTTTGACCCAGTTGTTGGCGTTAATCGGGTTATCCGTTGGTTATGTAAGTTTATGGGAGTAATTTACAATTATGTTTTTGGTGTTTTAATAAACGAGAAATTAGAAAAATTAAAACGGGCTTTATATTGTTTGACCTTTGGCACGGTTATTGTCGGAGTGGAATATAACAAGAAAAAAGATAAGTTTATTAGAAAAATTAAGCAGATTAAGAACATCTACCCCGATAATATATTTGTTTATGAGATGCAAGAGCAAGCGGGCGTTAGTGAGGAATTGGACTTAACTTGGGGCGAATTTGTTAGCCGTTTCAAAAGTGGTTTTTGGCAGGATTTAGAATTAGTTCCCAAAAACGGCTATTGGAATAGTTTAAGCGGTGAGATGCAGTTTATTCCGTTTAGCGAATTAGAAGGCGACAAAGTTAAGATTTTATTTGACTATGACCGAGAGAATAAATTGTTTCACGCTATTGCTAATGGGGTTTTGATTACCAAAAAGCATTCGCCATTTCCAGATGAGTGGGTAGAAGATGGCGAAGGTATAATCCCGATGGAAAAAACGGTCTTTGAAATGTTTTCCCCGTTCTTCTTTTATGGACGAAGTTTATCAGACAAACTTCAAAATATGCAGGATATTGACAATAAGTTATGGAATATGACGCTTGACCAGATGAAACTGACGCTTAATCCGCCATTGTTAGTTGGTCCAGGTGATGATGATATAGCAGCGGGTGATTATGGCTTCCCAGGAGCAGTTTGGCAGTTAAATGACCCGACTGCTGCCCAGTGGTTAAAGGGCGGTGAGGTAGGTATGGGAGTATTCAGGGCATTACAGGCGATTGAGAGCAGTGCTGACCGAATGAGCAATATAGACCCGACCCAGCAAGCGTATGCGGGCGGGACAAAAACAAAGTATGAAGTTTCCGTAGCCAAACAAAGCGGTGATGTTATTGCTAACTTATTTAATTTGATGATGGACGACTTAGAGAGCCGATTGGTTAATATCACTATTCCTGTATTAAGAAAAGCGTTGGGTAGTCCAAAGTTAAAAGAGTTTGTTGTAGAAAATGTTAAGTTAATTGACCCAAAGATGAACAAGAAGTTTGGTTTGGGAAATTGGGTCTTGCGGATTAAGAATAAAGTTAAAGGCGATTTGCCTTTGGGTTATTCTTCTGACTTACGGGAGCAAGCCAATTTGGCTTATGGTGAAAAAACTGAGATTTGGGAACTGGCTAAAAGCGTGTTTAAGGATATTAGAATTAGAATGAAACCAAACCCAAGTGCGGTTAGTCATTTAGAAAAGAAATACAAAAGAGATGTTTTTGCTAAGTTAGGTTTAAGTATATTTGAAGATGAACGAAGGGAAAAAGTTATTGGCTTATTAGCTGAACAAGCGGGACTTGACCCAGAAGAGTGGGCAAAAGAAATGACTGATGAGCAAAAAGAAATGGCAAATATGTCTCCCGAAATGAAAAATGCGATTAGTCAACAAACACCAGGTAATGTTGTTTCAACCTTGAAGCAACAACTTAATCAAGCAGCACAATCTAATGTTTAATAATATATGATTAGAGGACAATTGCTAAAAATACTGATATGGCTCTTAAACAAAGAACTATTTGATTTTGCGGATATTGATTTTGAAAAATATCACGAAGTTTATGATGAAGTGGGTAGCAATTCTGACTATGTTGAAGTAAAAAAGCGGGAGTTGGGAGTATTACGGTTACAAGCGGGTCAAGTAAAACTATCAGACCAAGAGAGATGGATTAGGTGGGGTAGGATTTTACAAGTTAAAGACGAACTTGCTAACTTTGAAAATTCAGCAATGATATTAAAAAGGTTGCGATATAAAGACAAAAACATTTCTACCTTAAGAAAGATTTTTGACCGAACCAATAAGGTGTTAAAAAATATAACTAAAAATTAACCCTTCACTTTTTAGTGAAGGAGAAGAGGAGCAAATTTATGGCAAAGTTTTTAATTAACAATGGTAAGCCAACTATTATTTATAAGGATAGTATTGAGTGGGAGCGGGCGGTTAATAGACCATTAGATAGGCGGGGCAGACCAATTGAACTGCCTTATTTGGCAGAACAAAAAAGACAATCTATTTTAGATTTGGGAATTAACAAAGGCGTGGGTGAAGCGATTGAACTTCCTTGTATTGTTTCAGCGTTTGAGTGTGGCGACCCTGAATATAAGGTTGACCCCAAAGACCCTAAAAGACAAATTGTGGATAGAAGTAAAATCCGCAAGTATCCCGAATGGAAACCAAAAGAAGTTCGCAAATTCACTAACGAACTTGACGCTATTAAAACAATGAAGCGATTAAGATTTATTGGTGAGTGTGATGAAGAAGGTAAGGTGATTAAAAAAAATCGGGAAGGAGCAGAATATCATGAATTAGTTGGTCCAAAAGAAACTGAACAAATACTGAAAACCGAAGATGCTAAATGGAAAGCCCGAGTTAAAGATTCCGAGAAAACATTAGGAGCAATTTAATTCTTAAATACTAAACAAATGAAGTCCATAGATACAAGCCTTTCGCTTAAAACAATGTCAAAGGGCAAACAAGTCCAATACCGTAAAACTTTTCAAGAAGAGTGTAATCGGATTGGAATGAAAATTATTGAGTTCTTAATTGAAGAAGAAGTAACCACCTTTGAAGCTAATCTTATTTTAGATGAGTTTGTTAAAAAGCAAATTGAGGAGTGCTATAATCACTATCCAATTGAAAAACTAACTGAAAAATTATTCAATAAGCCCAAAGAGGGGGAAGAAGAAAATGCCTAAAAATACCAAAGTTTATCGTTGCGTTCAAGATTTAATGCGTAAAGGTTATGCTAAACCGAATGCTATTCGGATTTGTCAAAAAAGCACTGGTCAATCATACGCTACTGGTAGAAAACCAAAAAAGAAGAAAAAATAATTCTTAAATAATTAAAATTATGCCTAAAAAGACAACCAAAGAAGTGGTTAAAAATACCACTAAAAAGAAACTTAAAGTTTATAGGGCGGAAGATTTAATTAACCTAAAATCAAGTGAAGCGGAATTGATTGACGCTACTGATATGGATAAGTTTTATGTCTGCTATCCGTTGGATATTCCTGGAACAAAAGTTGCTGATGCTAATGATGTTAAGTTTGCCTATAAGTTAAGTGAAGTAATGGAGCAAATTGTAAAAAAATAATTAAATAAATTACCTCCGAAGTTAATTCGGAGAGAAGAGGAGCAAAATATGCCAGAAGAACAACCAAAACCCTCTGAAGAAAAATTGGAGGAGAATAAACCAGAGGGAATTATTCCCGAACCGCAATTAGAAGAAAAGCCAAAGCCAGAAACAGCGGAAGTAATGGCTAAATTAGTTGATGTGGTTAAAAAGCAAGGTGAAGACCAAAAAAATGATTTGGGAAGCAATGAAGAGACAATCTGACGGAGTTTCTTTTAAGGTGCGTGAGTTTGAAAAAAAGTTAGCAAACCAACCACCACCAACTACTGAACCAGTAGATACTTTTGATAATTACGAACAAGACGAAGAAAAGAAAATAGAAAAGACAGCGGAAAAAATATTGACTAAACAGAATAGGGAGCGTTCAGAGTATTATATCGGTTTAGCCCGAAATAAGTTAGTTAAGTTTATTAAAGAAAAAAAGGTTGATATTGATTTAACTGACGATTATGCTTGGCAAGAATTTATTTCTGGAGTTAAGGGAGCGGATAATCCAAAAGAAAGACCACTTTATACCCACCGTCAAGACCCAATTAGTGGTTGCTATCTTGATATTGAAAATCCATTTAAGGATATGTTAGAACATTTTTATAAAAGATACCCAGAATATAAAAGTTCTGGTGATAATACACCTTCGCCAGAGGGGAGCGAAGAGTTCTCAATAGACACCACTCCATCTTCGGATACTACTGAGATGAGTAAACAAAGTAGTCGCCTTTCGCCAGAGGAGAAGAAAGCGGCTAAAAATCTTGGTATGACTGACGAAGAATACAGTGAGAGTAAAAAGAAGTTAGAAGAAAAAGAGGGAACGCCCTAAAAAGGGGTAGATAAAGAGTAGGAAGACATTGAATATTAAACTCTTAAGGAGATAAATAAATGGCGAAACCAATTAAACTTGGTATTGAACCAAAATTTGGCAGCAATAGCGGTTATGTTGTTGATATTATGATTGCCAATAGTGCTTATGCTTGGACTGGCGGTGCAGTTCGCTTAAAAGATGGTGGTGTAGAAACCATAGATGCCACTACTGAACGACCACTTGGCGTTTGTATTGGTGTTGGTATTGATGGTATTCCGATTGATAATATTGATGATGGTAATTATTCTGGCACTTACACTGCTACTCAAAAAAAGTATCAGGCATCTTCTGATAATGAAACGGTTGATTTAGTAAAAGCAAAGGTTTTAATTAACCCGTTGGGTGTTTGGAGCATCAAAACTGATGCTGATATTCCGACAACTGCAACTTCGTCTCATATTGGAGCGGGTTTCAGTATTAACGCCAGCACACCAGACAGGGTAATTGAAAGTTCAGCAACGACAACCGTGATGCAAGTTTTGAGTTTGGGTCCAGATCCAGAAGCAACAACTAAACGTATTCTTGGTTGGATTGTGGAAACACAAGCACCAATTAGAGCTGACCAAGGTGTGGATGCCTAATTAACAATACCAATTAACAATTAAAACTTATGCCTGTTGATAATAGAGAATTATGGGCAGATAGTATTAAGCCAGGGCTTTACAAATACTATGTGGATGCTTTTGAACGGCATCCGATGGAAATTGCAAAGTTCTTCAAAATCTTTGACAGCAAACGAGCGTATGAAGAGTGTAAGGACGCTTGGTCATTCGGTCGGTTGGTTCAGACAGCAGAAGGTCAGGATTCCATTTTGGATACTTACCAAGACGGCTATCTAACCCGCTTTACCCATTTGGATTATTCCAAACGGCACATTGTTACTCATAAGGAATACTCCGATGACCTATATGGTATTTGGAAAGACCGAGCAAGTAAGTATGGAGATGCGGTTGCGGAAACAGTAAATTATGAAGGGTTCAGTGTATTTCGCAATGCGTTTTCAACTTCACTGAGGTCAATCTGGAAACTGGAATGAATGAGATTTATGAGGTTAAAGATGGACGAGGCAACCTGCTTAATCTATTGCCCTACAAGTTAACACTATTAGTGCCAGTGAAGTTAAGAAAAGAGGCACTAATCTTAACCCAATCAAAATTAAGACCAAATACGACTGCTCAAGAATACAATTACTATTATGGCAATGTTGATGTAATGGTCAGTCAGTATATTTCCGTCTTAGCTGGCGGTTCTGATACTGCTTGGTTCTTAATTATTCCTGAGGTTTGCGGTTTGACCTTCTTTTGGAGAGAAAAACCAGCGATTGATAACTGGATTGTCAGGTCTTCCAGAAATATGGAAATTAGTGTTTGGTGTTCTTTCAGTTATGGTTGGAAATGGTGGTATGGTTTCTGGTGTTCACAAGGAACTGGCGAAGGCAGTTATTCTGACTAATTCCTGTTTAACTAACTTAATTTTATTGCTATGACTAAGAAAAAAAACAAGGTCAAACAAAACTGGAGTCGTTTTTCTCTGGTTTTAATGGCAGTAGTTATTAGCTTGGCGATAGCAGGAATTACGAAAGCTTGGACTTTAACTGGTAATGCGGATGAATATTCACTTTTCTTTGGTTCATCAAATAGTGGTGGTAATTTTGGCACGATTATACCTGACACGGAAGTCAATTTTACTGGCACAAGCGTAGATATTGATGGCACGCTAAATGTTGATGGTGCTACCACTTTGGTTGATACTTTGACTCTTACTGGAGATTTTATCGGTGAAAATCTTATCAATTATACTGATATTGATTCTGATGCTGGTAAGATTGGTTGGATTACCTGTAATAGTGATGCTACATCAACGGTGGGAACTAATCCTT